TGGCGGTCTTCGCCTTGTTAGCCAGAATAGCCACCAGCTTATCTTGGTTGAATAGGATATACCAAAGGATATAGCCAACAACCATTGTAGTCTTGCCGACCTGACGACCAGCCTTCACGATTACCTGACGGTTCTTGTTTATCTTGTGTAAAGCTTCTTGCTGGAAAGGATACAGCTTAATGTTCTGTAAGCCATGGTCAAGAGTAATAATCTTAACATATCGTTCGGCGAAATACGCAGGATCTTCAGAACACTTGACATACTCGTCAATCTGTTCCTGAGTCATGTTGAATGGAACTCCAACACGTTTGAGCTTTGGATTCCCCAAATATTTTTTTACTTGATCAGCTACTGCGTTCATTCTTAATCTTCTTCAACAACTCAGCAGTAGAACCAACAAACACAGCCTTATCAACAGTTACCTGAGTTGGTGCAGCCTGTTCCTTCGGCCCATCTAGTTCTCTCTTTTGCTTTTGTAGCACCATCAGCTTGTCTGTCATATCGCTGAGATTCTTGACAAGTGTGGCAGCAACTTCGTATGCTCTTGGGTGCTGCGACTCTTTAGCCACCTGAAGAATACCGTCTAATGCTTCGTTTCCTTTCTCGATTAGCTCATAGTGAGTCATGCGAGCATAGTCGAAGTCTTTATCAGCATCATTCTGAGTCATTACCTTGGCCACAGGTTTCTCAGCAAGTTCAGCTGGGATGTACTCTGTCTCTAGTATTTCGCTCAGGTTCTTATCAATTTCACTCATAAATTATGCTTAATACTCAGTAATGATAGTAGAGAATCCATACGCAGAGTTTGCATTTGCTGTGTTTGGAGAAGGTTCAGTCTCTATGGTTACGACTAAATTGTTATTCGCGCCATACGACATAACATTGTAACTGGTGTTTGAGACCGCGCCGATTAGGTAGGTGTTTGTGCTAAAACTACCTTGTGAGTCGTAAAGAACTATAGTCTCTGTCGATCTACTCCAAGCTCTCACATAGCCATATGCTGTAGCTTCATATAAAGATGGTCCTTGATACACCAACTCATCTATTAGATAGTTTTGATTGCCGATAGACCAAAACTCTATTGTTTTTTGAGGATTACTATCTAATGCACTATTATATATGTTGGATATTGACTTACGAATTATGTCTGATTGGTCTATAGGTCCAAATATGTATGCTTTGACAGTAAAGTTCAATGTCCAAACTAGAGTTCTTGTTGACTCTTGGTCACCCTCGTAGGAATCATCATAGCTGATGCTGTTGAACACAATAGGAACGTCAAGCTTTAGATTGTCCAGAGAAAGAAAATCTATGGTAACTGAATAGTCTGGATTGAAGAATGGTAGAATCTGCTCAACTATTTGCATTCCATCTTCAGTATTTCTGACAAATATATGAAGATTGAAGTCAAAGTTATATGGCGTCATCTTAACTCGTTTGAGAGAAGATCCATTTGATCCATTAGCGAAGGTATCAATCTGAGAAGATATCTTTCTTAGCGGATCATAACTCAGCCCAGTCATCTCAAACGCCATGCGAGGCAAAACAATCTGAACTTCTTTGGTTAGATTGACGTCTTGAGTGATGCGCTTGTAGAACTTTTCCTTTGACGCATACATCAGAGGAACTGTTATTCTTTCTATCTCAATAGAGCCAGTGTTATCGTATCTAACCATCTTGAGGTTATTGAATACGTTGCCGAAAGCTATCACCAACTTTCTTACTGTTCTGTGGTAGAATTGTTTATTAGATAACATTATGGCTCACCGAAAGGATTAGATTCCGTGAAATCTAGGATTGAATCGCCTTCAGTCTCGAAGAATACGTTCTCTGCAGCAGCATTAATAGTAGCGTCTTGCTGACCATCGTATGCATCTAGCTCATAAGAAGCACCAGTAGAAACTCCGATTATGTTGTTTCCAACAACAAAGTTTCCTTTAATATTTCTCAGGCGCAGAGTTGTAGTTGGCCTGTCGAATGACGCAACAATAGCACGCGCTGTGGCGCTGTTTAGATTTGCGCCTTGGTAAACTATCTCATGTTTCTCATAGGAAACCGCCTGACCATCGTCTAGTAGCTCGTAGTTGACAGATTGCGCCAGTCTATCAGCCAAGTCGTCAATAATTTCAATACCAGTATCCAATAGCTCTCCATTATACTTGAGTGTTTCTAACGAAAGAACATACATATATGGATTTATTGAATCTCGACCAAGCTGGAAGAAGTTACGTTCTTCTTCAACGAATCTGATCTCCATCAGTTTATACTGGACTGGGAGATATATTAAGTCGCCTTCTTTGGGCACATTTCTCAGGCTGTGTGGTATAATTCTCTCGAACGTTCTGCGAGCCATTGCTAGTTTAGCCGACTCGTCAATCTGTAGTCCGAACTTTGAGAAGAATTCTTTGTTACCACCGTAATCTTGGAACGTCTCAAGGTACATATCAATCTTATACGCTCTGTCGTAATATTTGACAGGATCATCTCCGAACAGCGTATCTAGTTCGTCGCGAGATGTTCTTGGTAAATAGTAGACATCAATTCCGTGATTACGAATTGATTCAATGATCAAATCTTCAACTAGAAACTGTTCTCTAGTTGCGTTCTGATTATTAAAGTACACTGACGTTGGCATTATCCAACCTCAAACATTGATGGTTCCTCGAACTCATCACGCAGCTTAATTTCTAATCTCGCGATCTCAGTCGAAGCTTCATCATATATCTGCTGACCGTTAACAACTATACCACCAGGAAGCGTGTAGTTGCCATACTTCTTCATGTTCTCGCCCCACTGACGCTTGATCAGCTGAGTAGTATATTCCTTGAGCCAAGAATCATTGTAGACTCTGGTGTACGTGTCTGGGTCTAGATACTTCCATGCCTCAATTATGATGAACGTCCCAGCTGGCACTTCTGGTGCTGACCAGTTCATATCAATGTATAAACGATCCATCTTTCTGTTGAAGCGAATAGGATTCTCACCAACCAGAATCATCTCAAGCATACGAATGTGGCTGCGAGCGATGTAGTAGTATGTGTACGAAGACGAAGTAAATTCATACAGTTCGTTGAGTCGAAGCTGATAGTTCAGATCAAAAATGTTAAAATTAGATCCAGATCCAGAGTTGACTGTGTCAGTCGACAGAGGCAGAATTCTAGTAACACCTATGACTGAATCTGGCAGGTCAATGTATTTGTTAGTGATGTCCTGCGCAGTCATCTGGTACGCAATGTACTCTTTATCAGTACCATCAAAATGATACTCGCCATATAATTGAATGGCGTCGTCGATACGATCATCAATCTGATCGTCGTCGACGTTGATGTCAATCACAGGAAAACCTAGTCTGCGTAGGCAATAATCTTTAAGTTGTTCTTTTGAAGCTGGTTTTGCCATTGTAGCACCTGTAGAATATACTGTATTTATCTAAATGTGATGATTACTAATCCAGAATATCCTGCTGCTGGTGGCACGTTTGGGGTTAGTAATTCAGCATCACCTGGAGTTCCACCACTACCACCTTGTCCGCGAGAAGAAGATGCCAATGGATTTGGAACACCACCTGTTGGTGTGCTACCAGAACCACCAGTTGTGTTAACGTCACCTCCGCTAGCAGTACCACCAGAACCACCAACTCCATCGCCGCCAGTAGTAGCGCCAGTTCCGCCACCACCACCATTACAAGTAATTGTAACAGAACCAAAAGAAAAGCTGGTTAATGTTGTGGTTGAGGCAGATCCTGCAGATCCTCCAGTTGCATCACCATTCAGAGAACCAGTTCCAGCAGCACCACCAGTACTGCTAACAGTGTATGATACGGTTTTACCATAATCTGATGCTCCCAAATTGCGAGTCAATTTAGAATATCCACCAGCTCCCCCACCACCACCTGTGGTGGAATTAATTCTACTGGCGCCGCCACCACCGCCACCTGCACCCCACAACTCTATGACAACAGATTTGGCGCCAACTGGTACTGTGGTAGAACCAGTAACTGTAGCCGTTACAGTAACAGGATTAATTGATCTTCCGCCTGCGAATCTGCGCAAAAGACTCATGCCATATCACCAATTACAATAATCTCATTTGTCGCTGTGTATACAACTGTTGCTGCGCCATATCGACTGTAAATATTCCCAGTGATTTGATTTGTTGTGTTAAGTTTACTCAGCGCCGCAGTGTTCGATATGTACACCTCACCAGCACCTTTTCTGATAACAGTTACAGCAAATCCTGACGTCGTGGCAACATCAAAGGTGCAGGTTGCTGTGGAAGCAGAATTAACCAACACAATCTTACCAGCAACATTAGAACCATAGTTTGCGCTAGCAGTGACGGATACGATTGGAGTGTCAAATATATTACCAGTCAATACTGTGTTTTGACTAGAGAAAATTATATTCGCAATTAGATTGCCGCCACTGACAGATACGTTTTTGGTGACACCATTAGCGACTAACAAGCTTGTGTTGACAGCAAATGTATTTTGTGCAGCAATAAATGTTAACTGCGAAGAACCGTTAGATTGACCATTATTGTTAAACCAGATTTGATTTGTTGATGTGCCAAATGGTGGTGTTATTAGTTTCCAATCCAACCAAGTGTTTGATGCCGCCGCAGTATCACTTCTTCTCAGCCAGATATTTGAAGTTTGTGTGAATCCTAACTGGTATGCAGGACCACCTGACCAGTCTGTTGTAGTGCCATATGGTCTGAACGTAATTAGACCAAAATATGTACCAGTGTCTAGAGTACTCATTGCTTCGTTGGAAGCATACTTAAAGTCTGCACTAAACCTTGCATTGGCCATCGCTGGGCCAGTGTTTACATTTCTTTGGTCTGCAGATAAAATGTAATTTGTTATTGCACCAGAAGTACCAATTATTCCTTGAACGCCTTGAGAACCAGTTGCACCTTGCGAAGCAGCTGCACCAGCTATTCCTTGAGTGCCCTGAGTTGCTGTGCCAGTGGCGCCCTGAGTGGCAGTACCAGTTGTTCCCTGAACGCCCTGGGTTCCTGCACCAGTGGCTCCTTGAGCGCCTTGAGCGCCACCACCACCGCCACCAACTACTGTAAATGCAATATTAGCGTTACCAGCTTGACCAGCACCAACAGAAACTTGTACAGTTGCTGTATTGATAAAATTCAACCGAACATTTGTTTGGATTGATCCACTATTTGCAGAAACAGAAGATGTGTTCTGGTAATGACCGCCTTGATTGCCGTCAAGCAGATCTGCGTCTAGTCCTGATCCAGCCCCATCGTTATTATTGTGCCACACTGCATTCCAGCTTCGGTAGTATCCAGCGCCACCGACTTGAGCTGGGTTGCCGCCTCTAAAATACAGATTTGCTGTATTATATGGTATGACCAATTGCGCAATAGTATCAGATCCTCTGGAAACTATTACTTGTTGATAGTTGTCAAAAACCGTACCAGTTGGTCCATTGGCCACGTCATTTGCTAACCTATAGAAACCAGATTGAACAATCAGATCTAGATTAGCTCCAGTTCCTGGACCACTTCCTGCAAAATTGTATGTTAAATTTGACTTTAGTGGGTATGCGTCTAGTGAAGTTGTTGTTGCATACCCAGTTACTATGGCGGAAGTGTTTGCGGTAAATGATACATTAGCGTTTCCAGTCGACCCAGCGCCGACCGTCACATTAATAGTTGCAGTGTTGTTGAAGTTAACATTAACTTTAGATTGAATCGACCCATTGTTTGCAGAAACCTGAACTCCATTTGCTGCACTATTAATCGCAGGAAGAATGTCAACCCCAGCAACAATTAAGTTTGTTGTTACGTTTACGTTGCCCGTTACATGAAGATTAGATGTCGGAGCAGTTGTAAATATTCCAACATTTCCAGTGTGCGCTATTCTAAATCTTTCAGCATATGCTGGATTAGCAGTTCTATTACCAATAACAAATGGGGCTGTGTATGCACCAGCTGCTGATCCAGCATCTCCAAAATACCAAAGACTGCCACTAGGAGCATCATATGCATTATATAAAGCAGGTCTCCCCGCAGTCGGTCCTGCATATGAGATACCCACTATTGTGTTTGGAGTATTTAATGCACCAGAGCTCGTGTATGATGTTGACAAATTATAGTCATATACGTCTAACGCATATTGAGCTACAGATGTGTTAACTCCTACTCTACGCAAAGATTGATTAACATAAATGAGGTTGTTCGCAACAGTAATTTGTTGGAAATTGCCGCCTTGCCGCAAATCAAACGAATCTATGACAACTCCACCACCAGCAGATAATGCACCTGAGAGTGGCGCCCAAGTCGTTTCATACCCAAATTGTCTAGCCCAAGAGTACATATTCGAAGCAATTGCTTGAGTAAAATATACTTCTAGATATTTTGTAGTATTACCAACATCAGAAGTTATTCTTATCGCTGACCAATAGCCAGCAGAACTAGTATCTGCTGACAATATTCTACTTCTATCAGACGCTGGATCTGCTCCATATGATGCTGATAACCGCACATGCAACGTCACAGGTTCAACGATATTACCAGTTGTGTACAAGAAAAACTCAGCCCCACCTCTACCGTTTTCTAAACTATCTGTGGAACCGATCCTGTACCATCCAGCTGCAGCAACAGTTTGTGCAGTTACATTGCTTCTTTGTACAAATTGAGAACTGTCTAATCCATCTAGCGTGTTAGCTGTAGTCCAAGAAGCTTCACCAGTACCAACATTAAAAGTTTGGGTTGTTGTTGATGGTATTGTTATCTGACCAGGGATATACTTTAGAGATGCACTGCCAGTGTCGCTGTTACGAACTGCAAGCAAGATCCAACCTTTTGTTGCGACCCACTCGCTGTTCAAGTAATTGACTATTCTAAATCTAGATTGAGAAGATCCTGTAGTTGTTCCATCTGGAACAACATAGTACAATGCTTCCCAGGAAGCAAGAGGAACACCATCTGCAGTAACAGCTGCTGTACTAACTCCGCCACCAGAAGGGTAATATACTATTGTTCCGCTGGTTGGACAATTAATGTCAAAATAACCAGAAGCAGCTAATTCTGGTCTTTCTGCAGGAATAACAATGATTCTATTAGACCATTTAAGTCTACCAAGTCCTGGACTCCAGGTAACAGTGCCACCACCATTAATCAGCCATTGAGCGTTTGTTGTCTTGTTTGGATCTGGCGCAGCCAAAGTATTGGCTTTCCAAGATGCACCATCCCACAACCAGATAGTTTCATCTGATCCCTTAAAATACTGGTTCAGTGTTGGGTTGTCTGGGAAATTAGCCATGTGTTATCTCAATAATTAGTTGTCGTCCACGCCGACCCGTTCCAGTATTTGATTGGTTTCGTAGTCCATGCTGAACCGTTCCAGTATTTAACTGGCTTTGCTGTCCAAGCAGCACCATCCCAGTATTTAATTTGTCCAGTTGTTCCAACTATAGCAGCATCAAAAAACCAATCATTCCATATAGTTGGTTGTGCGTAGATTGTATCAGGATTTATAAATGATTTGTATAGGAGAGGAAACTTTCCTCTCCTACTTGTTCTGTTTCCTCCCAACCATGGAGATCTTAATGGGAAATTACCAAGCCCAGTAACGGCCATCTTTTATCCTTGAGTTTCTACATAATTTCCAAAAAAGTTGGTTGCTGTTGTGGCGGAAGGAAACCAAAGCAACTGTAGCGTACTATTATCGTATATTCTTGGCATACCAGAAGTCAATGCATCAATTGCGTTACCAATATTTGCAGCAGTAATTTCTATCTGAGCTATGGGCCTAAACAAAACTAGATGCATAGTGCCCGAGTTTCTTGTTGCTGATTGTTGAAACGATGTTGGCGCTCTAACACCAACATCTCCAGCTGCCATCGTAAATATTTCAAATGTACCAACTGCAGGTGAACCAACTCCAGTAAACGTGCCAGTCTGTCCAGTGGTTCCATCTTGGTCTGTGTATGTGAGAGTTACTGTTGGAGTTCCCGCGCCACCTGTGGCTGACCACTCAATTGCGGCCATAATCCCATCCCCGTTAGTTGAGCCATTTAAGTCTCTAGAGGGTATTGCTGCTGGTGTAATCGCTTGCGCAGCTGTTGATGTCACCGACAAGCCACTATTCTGCCACACTCTATCAATTAACCAAAGAACGCCAGGGTTTGACGCGACAAAAGATAACCGACCCAGA